CTGCTTTAAAGAAGCTTTTAGTACAATAACAACAAGTGAGAGAAAGGAATGGGCTTTTTATGATAATAAAAAACCAAGAACAGATAAGTGAACTAACATATCTTATTCCACCTGTACTCAATATGTTTGGAGTATCGGAAGATCAAAATGAAATAGTTTTGAAAAAGGTATTTGGTTTGCAGTTAAAGAAGATGAGACTAATGAGAGGTTACACTCAGACAAAAGTTGCGAAAGCAATTTCTGTAACTTTTCAACAAATCCAAAAATATGAGAAAGGAAAAAATGCTGTAAGTGTGCATAATGAACTTAAATTAGCTGAGTTTTTGAAGTGTGATAGAAATTATTTTATCCAGCCTATTACAGAAAATGGCTATAAATTTATAACTAAGAGAGGGAATGGACATGATAATCAAGAGTAAAGATAAGCATGGGAATCAAATAGAGTTCAATCCAAAAGGTCGTGGTGCGAGATATACTGTGAATGGATTGAAAAAGAAAGGGGTCACTACAATCATTGGCGAAAGATTTGGTAAAGGTGCTTTGATGTGGTGGGCTGAAAATTGTGTTTATGAAGCTTTAGGACAGCTTTTAAAACATAATAAGAAACCTGTTGATGAAGTTCAACAGACTATGGATGATCTTAAATATAGGGTCAAATCAATAAAAGAAAATGCTATGCACATTGGAACTAATATGCACTCTTTAGCTGAGGATTACATCTTAGGTAAAGAAGTTATTACTCCAAACTCAGAGCCACTTAAAACTATGTTTGAAAAGTTTAAGAAGTTTTGGGATAGCAAAAAAATCAAAGTAATTGAGACAGAAAAAACATACTACTCAAAAGAGTTAGAGGTGTGTGGAACTCTTGATTGCCTTGTTAAGTATAAAGGTAAGATTGGAATATTAGATTTTAAAACATCTAAGGATTTTTACCCTGATATGCCAATACAAATCCATACTTATAAAAAATTAGTAGAAGATTCTACTGATTTAAAAGTAGAGTTCTTAGCAGTTATAGTTATTCCAAAAGAGCCTGTTAAGGATGTAGAGATGAGGATATTTCAGATTAAGCCTAAATACCTAAAAGGTTTTAAAGCTTGTAAATATCTAAACAGCTTAGAAGAAGATTTTAAGCAAAGAAACTTGGAATATAATAAACAAAGGAGCAACTAATGTATCAACAACAACAAAAACAACCTTTTTGTGCTTTAACTTTATATCTAAATCCGACAGGAAATAAATCTCCTAAGTTTGAATATAAAGCTGATGCCAAGAGTTTATTTACTTGTAGCTTAACAAAGAAAAAATATAAGTTATCACAAATAAACGAATGGTTTATGACAGAGGAAGTTCAAAACTTTGTCAAACAAGGTTATACAGGTAAATGGTTTGCTAAGACTCAACAAATAGAAAATCCAAAGCAATACGATAAAGGCGATTTTCAAATGGTTTTGAGTTTTATTATGATTAAACCTTATAAACCTCAACCTAATGTAGATGGTATGAAACCAATCGCACAAGCAATTCCACAGGTGCAACAACAAGTAGCAAAACCTGAAGAATCTTTTGATGATGATTTACCACCATTTTAATAAACTAAAAGAAAAACTAAGTGTGTGGTCACTATATAACAGAGAATATATAGTTGGCTTCATACTTGGTTTTATATTGGGAGCAATACTGTTATGAAACAATTAGAACTAGACTATCAAGCCCACAATTATACAGATACTAGTAAATCAGCTTGGGTTAATAAAAAAGATAAACTGACAAAAAGAGAACAAGTTTATGAACTATTGAAACTTAATGCTTTGTCTAATTATCAAATAGCTGATGAGTTAGAAATGCCATTATCAAGTGTGTGTGCAAGAGTAAGAGAACTCCAACTCACAGGTCATATTGAAGATAGTGGTATAAGAAGAAAAACACAATTTGGAAAGTTAGCGATAGTATGGCGAAAAAAAGACCAACAGTAGCAGAGAGAAAGTGGATGCAACAAGTAGCTGATTATGGATGTATAGCTTGTCATAAAGATGGCCTTAATGTACCAGCAGAGATTCATCACATAAGGTCGCTTAAAAATGGCTCAGGAATGGGCCTAAAACCACCACACACAAGCATCTTGCCATTATGTAGTGTGCACCATAGGACAGGTAAAATATCGGTGCATTTAGGCAAAAAAGCTTTTGTAGAAAAGTATGGTAGTGAGGAACAATTAGAAAAACAACTGAGAGAGAGGATAGAAACATGGAACGCAATAGTGGGTATTTTTTAGTTTGGAGAAAGATTTGGAAATCTCCTGTATTTAAAAATTTAAAACAATGTGCAATTTGGATATATATGATTAGTCAAGCTACACATCAGGATAAGACTCTTAACTTTTTAGACAATAAGATATTTGTTAAAAAAGCTGAGTTAATATTTCCATTAAGAAAAAATGCTGAGATATGGGGAATTACATATTCTGAGATGAGGACTTTTATTAAAAGGCTTAAAAATAGAAAGATGATTAATGTCAGAATGCACCACCTTTTACCCACCAGCAACCACCCAAGTCGTAAAATATCTATAATTGAGTGCTTAAACTATGACAAATATCAATACCTAGAGGATGTGCAACCACATCAACACCACCTATCGCCTGATACTAATACACTATCTACTAAAGAATCTATTAGTATAGGGCTAAGCAAGGATGTGAATAATGGGTATAAATCTATTGGTAGTTGGGGTCAGTACACAATAATAGAAAAAGGTGGGAAAAAATACCTAAAGCATAAATGGAAAGATGAGCCTATTAAGGAATATCAATGATAGGTTTGCTCCGAATATTCAAATTTGTCAGAAAAAGATTGATTAAATTATCATTAGAAAATAAAATGCTTAAAACCCAACTTGAATATTATAGAGCAATAATTGAGTCAGATAACAACAGAAAACACTAAATGGTTAAAAAGAAGTCAAAGTTTAGACATATTTCAATAAACACAAGGAAGTATTATTTCTTTGAGATCAAGTGGTGGGATATATTGGGAGACTCAGGTCATGCTGGAACTAAAGAGTTTGATTTAATGAAACCAGCTTTGATGACAACTACAGGATATGTTTATTCTAAAGATAAGAAACATCTTAAAACATTTGCTAGTTATGATGAGAACGAAGAAAGCTTTAGTGATAGAAATGTCTTTCCTATTGGTTGCATAAAGGAATTAAAAAAGATAGAGATATAGGATTATGAAATCCGACATAAATAAGGCAGAAAAGAAGAAACAATTAGGCAGACCACATAAAGCTATTGATCAAAAAGTATTAGCAAATTTAAGTCAAATAGGATGCACACAAGAAGAAATAGGAAGTATTGTAGGAATATCTGCAAGAACTTTACAGAGAAGATTTGCCGATTTATTAGAGGTTAATAAAAACAAAGGTAAAGCTAGTTTAAGAAAAAGAATGTACGAGAAAGCTATGAAAGGTAATGATAAGCTTTTGATATGGCTTTCTAAGAACTACCTGAACATGGTAGATAAAGTTCATACAACATCTACAACAGAGCCTTTACCATTAATCATAGAAGCACAAGCTGAAGAAGTTAAAGATATAAATGGCAAAGAAAAAAGGTAATGTCTATGGTGCAGTTGTACTGTACGAAAAGAAACACAAAAGAACATCAATAGGTAGTGGCAGAGTTAAAACTTCATCAATGAATAAATCTAAAAGAAGATCATATAAAAAATATAATAAGCAAGGCAGATGACAAAGCGATCTAACTTTTATTCTAATGGCGAGATGATAGACTTTAGATTGCCACAGGATTTTAGACCATCATCAGGTAGAGGTAGCTGTGGGAACTGTGGACAATTCAGCAACAAACACTCATTTTGTAATGTCTTTAAAAGCTTTGGTGTAAAAGATGTTTATGTTTGTAATCAATGGAGACAAAGACATATTAAAAGATAATGGAACTTATTATATCAAATGATGGAGTGTTCTCTCTAGTTCCTGTCACTAAAGCTATGTTAGACCATATCAAGATACTTGCTGATGTAGATTGTTTTAGCTTATGCGATATTATTAGATTAGAATTTACAGAATATTTAGACTCACACAATCTCCATGTAATGAAAGATGGTTCAGGTTATTTTTTTGGATGTATTTGTAGATGATGTATGATATTTAGTTTTACATGGCTAAATATAAAGGAAGAACTGTAAAACTTAATAAACCCACTAGGGGAGATGTTAAAAAATCAAAAGTATTTGTAAGAGATAGAAGTACAGGTAGAGTTAAGAAAGTTAATTTTGGCTCTAAATCTATGTCCATTAAAAAACATATACCAGCTAGAAAGAGGTCTTTCTTAGCGAGGATGGGTGCAGTTCTTGATAAAGTAAAAGGTCAAAAATCATTGAGTCCAGCTTATTGGAGCATGAAAGCTTGGAGATAAGTTATGAAGAAAGATAATGATACAATCAAAGTTAGTTCCGAGTCTAAATTACAATTACCTTTAGCAAACTTAATAGGAATAATCTTAGTAGTATCAGGAGCAGTATTTGGTTATGCAAATCTTACAGGAAGAATAACAAGCTTAGAAACTGCAAGACATATTATGGAAACTGATTTAATTTCTAAGTCAGATCAAAAAATTACAGATCAGGAGCAATATCTTTTATTGGAGATGTTGAGCAAATCACAGGAGACTACAGATAGTGAAATGCACTCTATGAGAAACAATACTGTAGAACTTAATAGGGCTATGGAAGATATTAAAGATATGAAAAGAATTATAGAAGAATTAAAAGATAAGGTAAGAGCAAATGGCAACGGGCAGAGTTACTAAAAAAGTTTTAGATTATATAGCTAATATAAATAAAGAAGCTAAACAAATGAGTTATGTAAAAAATTTAAAAAAAGAAGTAGATCATGGTGCTAATGGCACTCAAAGTTATATAATTAAAAAAGGTATTAACAAAGGTAAGAAAGTATGATTGTTTCAGATTTACTTAAAAAGAATTTTGTATTAATACCTGTCATAGCATCTATTGTAGTTGGTACATTTACAGGGGTCAGATATATAGTCAATTTAACAGAAACTATTAATAAAAATAAAACAGAAATTGATATAATAAACAATACTCATTTAAAAAATCATAAAACATACATTGGTCAAATGAGTGAAAATCAACAACACCTATTATTAAATATAGAAAAAAATAAAGGTAATACTATTGTTGCTAATGATAAAATGAAAAGAATTGAAGATAAAGTAAAACAATTAGAAATAGATTTTAGAAATTTTTTAATAAAGAAAAGTAATTAATATGACAGAGTTAGTGATAGCTTTACTTATGATAGTAAATAGTGAAATTAAAGAACATAGAATACAATCATCTTTATCTGAATGTTTAAAAGGTAAAAGACTTGCTATGCGAACAAATACAAGCAACAATATTCAATATCAATGTATTCAAAGTAAAGCAGAATTAGAGTTAAATATAGATGGCTCTAAAACAATTAAAAAATTAATATTAGAATAATATGATTGACGAAGATAGGACATTTGAAAACGAAGTGAGATATAACAATGATAGATTGGGTGGTAGAAAAGATAGGAAAGATAGCAAGGTCAATATTCCATTGGACTTGGAGAGTTCAAACACACCGAAAATATTACAGGAAGAAAAAGTAAATGGAATTTGTATTAACAATGATAATCTGTGCAATTGTAGAGGGTAAAACATCTTGTATGCAACCTTATCAATTTGAAACTCCATATAAAGATGGTTATGAATGTATGCTTGATGGTTATACAAAAGCACATGATAAGATTGTTGAATTAGGCAGAGACGATGTTAATAAATATAGTATCTATATAAAATTTGGATGTAATGAAAATCACATTAACAAAACCACAACATCTCATATCATCATCCAATAAAAGATTCAGAGTCTTAATATCAGGTAGAAGATTTGGTAAAACTTATCTCGCTATAACAGAGATGATGAAGTACGCATCAAAGCCTAATCAAAAGATATGGTATGTAGCACCAACACTAAAGATGGCTAAAGATATTTGCTGGTCTAAACTTAAAGAAGTATTGAATGAGTTTAATTGGATAGAAGATATTAATGAGACCACACTTACAATAACCATAAGAAAAACAAATAGCACAATCAGCTTAAAATCTAGTGATGCTCCTGACTCATTAAGAGGTACAGGTTTAAACTTTTTAATATTAGATGAGTTTAGTGATATTGATAAAAGGACTTGGTTTGAAGTATTAAGAGCATCAGTATCAGATACATTGGGTCATGTTCTTATGTGTGGAACACCTAAAGGTTATGGTAATTGGACTTATGAGATGTATCTTAAAGGTAAGCAAGACCATGATTGGGATAGCTTTCAATTTACTACTTTACAAGGTGGTATGGTTGCTTCACATGAAATAGAACAAGCTAGACAAGACTTAGATCAAAGAACATTTAGACAAGAGTTTGAGGGTACATTTGAAAATTATTCAGGTGCAATCTATTATAACTTTCATCCTGTTGAGTCTGTTGTTGAAAAACCATTAGACTATACAAAGCCTTTACATATTGGCATGGACTTTAACGTCAATCCAATGTCATGTTGCGTAGCACATATAGAAGCAGATAACATATACATTGT